AATCGAGCAGCTCGGCTGGGATGCTAAAACCCATCCCGACCAGCTTATCTTCGGCATGATGAAAGCCGCGGCGACCAACGCAGCGGTGACTATCGGCAAAATCACCATTCCGGTTCCGATTTGCTACGACGGTAATAATCTCTATTACGCCTCGCATCCGGCCGGACCCGCAGGCGAATCGAGCAGCACGCTCACTACCACCTACTCGAACATCAACAGTGGCGGCTCTGGCGCTTATTGGTTCCTGGTTGACACGGCGCGTCCGATTAAGCCTTTCATTTTCCAAAAGCGGCGCGAGTACGCAGTCACCCGGATGAACACCGCAACCGACGAGATGGTGTTCTCGCAGCGTTTGTTCCGCTATGGCGTGGACGTGCGCTGTAACGCCGGTGTCGGCCTCTGGCAATTGACTTACGCCAGCAACACTGATCTGAGCAATCCGGCCAACTATGGCGCAGCGGTTTCGGCCTTGCGTTCAATTAAGAGCGATGCCGGCGTTCCCTTTGGGGCATGGAACGGGCCGCCTTCGACTCGCTTTCTGGTTGTTCCTCCCAGCCTGGAAGAAGCGGCCCGCCAGCTCCTGCATGCGACCTTCGGAGCAGGGAATATCGCTGGCGCGGTTAGCACTATTCCGATAGCTAATATCTATTTGAATGATGCCACTTTGATCGTGTCCGAATGGTTGGCTTAATTAGTAATCGTCATACTTAATTCGAGGGGATATATGAAACTCGGCCGTAAGCGCCCAATCTCTAAAGGGCCACATCTTCGCCTAGCAAACTATCTCACGTCAGCGCTGCCACCGGCGCCTGCGAGTGTCGATTACTCGCCCGCGGCGGCGGCAGCACTGGCCGAGATGTACCTCAACGATCAGCTCGGCGATTGCCTGCCCGAAGGTGTAATCGTCGCTCCCGGCAAGGTAAATCGGGTCGTCCGCGGATGCTATGACGGGCCTATCGTTGTCCTGACAACTGCATCAGGAAAGAGACTCCCCGTCACCCCCAATCACGCAGTGCTGACTGATGCTGGATTCCAGCGCGCTAGGCTCCTGCAGAAGGGAGATAATCTTGTCTGCGCAAGCCGGCCGGAGATATTTCCAGGTGCGCCCCGATTGCGCAGACAAGCACACATCAATCAATCGCCAACCGCGATCGATAAGATATTCTCGACGGGTGCGCTCAGCGGGCAATCTGTCAGCAAAGTAATGCCAGTCGCCGTTAACTTCCACGGCGACGAGCGATTCCTCGATGGCGATGTCGATATTATAGGGGCCGAGAGCTTTCTGAGGCGTAAACTTTACGCCGCGCTGCGCAAGCCACACGCAGAGAATAAGATCGGCGCGGCTCGCCAGTTGCAACGTCATTTCGCAAGTGCGGGCACGGCGTTCCTGCGCGGCCTGCGAGGCTTTGCGTCCGCGTTTGGCGATATTGGCATAAGCAGTTATCGACCGGCGTTCAGCTACTCTCATTCTGGTGTAGCGCAATCCGAGGGACTGGGCCTGAGTACGAAGCGTATGACCAGCGCTCGTTATCGCAGTTTCGAGGCGATGGCGGCTAATTCCGGACTCTCTAACCAATTGTTGAAGCAACTCGCCGTTAAGATAACGGGTTATCCACGGAGCGAAATCAACTCCCCTATAATGCCTCCATCTGCTCAATCGGATGGCTTCGCTGTGTCCCCTGATCTTTATGCCAGCATCGGTCAACCGACGGCGGATGGTCACTTCACTGACACCAGCTTGTCTCGCAATCTCCAGAATGCCTTCCCCGGACTGATAGAGGTGGACAGCATTATCGACATCAACTTCCAACGATATAAAGGGCATATATACGACCTTTCCACAGATCAACGCTGGTATAGTGCTAATGGCATTATAACACATAATTGTGTGATCGCAGCGATGGGACATATCGAAGGTGTGCTGACCGGCAATGGCAATCCGCCGGCGCTTACTTACACGGATGCGCAAATCACCGCACTCTACAGCGCTATAGGCGGTTACGTGCCGGGCGACCCGAATACGGACCAGGGCTGTGACGAAGTGACCGCGCTGAATTACTGGCAGGCAAGCGGCGCACCGGCAGGCTCACACAAGATTGCTGGCTGGCTAGCAGTGGATCCCAGCAACCGAGCCGAATACGAAGCGGCGCTGTGGCTGTTCGAGAATCTGTTCTTCGGCGTCGAGCTGCCTGATGCGTGGATCAACCCGGAGCCGACAGGCTCGGGCTTTGTGTGGGACGTGGCAGGCGCGGCTGATCCGAACAACGGCCATGCGTTTGCTGGCGTGGCGTATAACGCCCAGGGCGTGAAAGTCGCGACCTGGGGCATGGAGGGGCTGGTTACTCACGCAGCAATCGGAGAGTATTGCGCCAACGCTGACGGCGGTGAGCTCTATGTTGTCATCAGCCAGGACAGCGTTAACCGTGCCTCGCAGAAAGCGCCGAGCGGCTTCAACTGGAGCCAACTGGTGGCCGATTTTGACGCGATAGGCGGGCATATTGCTCCGCCGCCTGCGCCGCCTTCTCCTACTCCGCCAAATCCGGCGCCCCCACCTCCGCCGAGTCCGGCTCCGGTGATGAGCAAGCAGCAGTTTTACCGGCTGGTGTTCGAGGCGAATCACGCTAATTTCCGCAATCCCGCAATGACAGCCAAAGAAGACGCAGAAGACATCGCGAGCATTTGCAAGCAGGTGACCAGCTGAGCAAATGACGGTGAAAGAACACGACATAGAAGATTCGCTGCGGTTGGCAAAAATAATGCTCGACCGCAGCGTCAGGCTCTCGGATGGCTACAGCATCTATCGCAGAGTTGAGTATCTGGCCCACGAATTAGATGACGTGCTGAAGAAATTCACCGAGAAGCATCAATCAGTAATTGACGGTGAGTCAAGCGCCAAAAATGAGCGAGCGGTGATGAGCCGATAGCTAAAAATGAGCTACGCGCAAGCAGCCGATTTTGAAGCCCGATACCCGGCGCGGGACATCATTCAACTTACGAATGAAGTGACGCCGCTGGTGCTCACGTTCTCGGGTTCGCCAGGAACGATCACACTGCCCTTTGGCAATCTCTCGCTGGTGTTCGTCCAGAGCCAGCTTACTCAGCTTCCCCTGACGGCTGATACCTATGTCGAGGGCGTTGATTACTCGGTAGATCGAGCCCACGGCATTATCACGCGCATTGCGCTGGGCAGCATCGCAGCCGGACAGACGGTCTATGCCAGTGCCGACAATCCGAATTATCTTGCAACTTTTCTGTCTGATGCTTCGAATGAAATCGACGCTTATCTCGAATCGCGCTTCGCGTTGCCATTGAGCGATCCGCCGGCGATCCTGATCCGCATGTGTTGCGAGATTGCGATGTATCATTTGCAATCGCTGCGGCCGATTCACGACATGCAGGATGCCAAGGACAAGTATGAAGCCTGCCGCAAGATGCTGGAGGACGTCCGCGATCGGGCCTTGACTCTCGGCCTTGCTACAGACGGCCAGGAGCCGACCGATCCAACCACGCCGGCAGTCGTTACGGTTCAGGCAGGCGGCACAGCACCGACGAACGTATTGCCACAGCGGATCTTTTCTCGCGGCTCATTGATTGGATTCTGATTATCAGGGAGGAGGAAATGATTCACGGCGATCCGAATATCTCGGGCGTGAAAGAAGAGCGTCAGGATAAGCGGCCGTCCTGTGCATGGCCGATACCACAGAAACTCGCCAGCGGTGGCACCACCACCAGCAAGCCCTGCGGTTCTGAAGTGCGCGTGTTCAATGTCAAAGGCAGCGGTCAATATACCGGCCGCTCGCGCGAGACTCAGGTATGTGAAAGGCATCTGCCCGATGCGTGGAAAGCCTGGAATGTAGATTCGGCGCAGCCGCTCTGAGGGTAGGACAAAGAGATGTACCACAAATCAGCAATGTGCGCGCGCAAAACCCATCACGCCTGCCACGGCCGCTTTAACCGTGCAGGCCATCGATGGGATTGCCGCTGTGAGTGTCATGGAGCAAAAG